AATTTCCATAAAAAACAACAACTTAGCCTTTTTATAGGGGCTCTGTGTGCCTAACGTGTGCCTAACAAAAACGCAAGGTGACGGGGCTTAATGCCCTAAAAGGCTGGTAATACCTCTCCAAAATTGCTATATGACAACGTATAGCGACAACTTTTTTGGAGAATTGAAATGTTAAATGTTCAAGTGAAATACAGTAAGGCAAGAGCAAAGGCTGGTCATTCTGCTTGGTGCGTTGATACACGTTATGTTTTAGAGGGCGGCACAAGAAAATTTTATGCAACTAAAGAAGAGGCAATACATGCCCTCGATGAGTTGAACAAAGTTATTTCTCCAGAAGCTCGAAGCAAAGACACTTGGAAATGGACATTTTCTGAACTGCGAAATATTTATATCGATCGTGTTGAGCGCGAGTGGAATAGCGGAAAAAAATCTAAAACATTTTACGTTGATAAAGAGCGTCACAGCCGACAGTTTTTAAAACTTAAAATTGAGGGTGATTTGGTTGCAAATATGCTCGTTACAGATTTGACAATGGGCATGGTTCAATACGATCTTATGGATCAATTAGAGGTCGCTGAAAATGGCGGTGAGCGATCCAGAAAATGTATCGAAAATATTCTTGGTTCTGTATCTCACATGATGCGTTTTGCAATGGCTAATGGTTGCCGTGAAACTAACCCCATTGATGGCGTGGAACGCAAGGGTAAGGAACTCAAAAAAAATAGAAACAAAGCAGAGTTAATTTCTACACATGTCATCAAAGCAGTCGAAGCGCAGATGTCATCTGAGTGGGCTATGGAAATGCGCTTTGCATACACAACTGGTTTGCGCCAAGGTGAACAGCGCGCATTAAGCTGGGGCTGCTTAGATCTAGAAAACTCTAAGGTAAGAGTTAGCCGTGCTGTTAAGCATCGTGACGGGATAGGGGATCCAAAATCATACAGCGGCAAGCGTACTATTGATCTGTCGCGCGATGTAGTCCAGGCGCTTAAAGAATTGTACATCCGACAAGGTCGGCCAAACGATCCTGACGCTTTGGTGTTTGGTTCAAGCAATGGTCATTTCAAAGCATCTTCAAAATATTTAGCAGCTATTCATAAAGCATGTGCGGCAGCTAATGTGCCTCTGATCCGTTGGCATGATTTACGTCACTATTATGCTTCAAAGATTTTGCAACGCTATCCAAATGATTTATGGCGCGTCCGATCTTACATGGGTCACGCCACAATTCAAATTACCCAGGATACTTACGGTCACTGGTTAGAAGCTGAAGGTGAAGATACTGACGCCGTTGATGCAATCACAGACATGTTTGCCTAGCGTTGGTATGAATCTAAATCAGAGGGGCTCACGCTCCTCTGCCCATCTATCCCAAAATGTTTATCCAATACATCACGCCGCACTAATCTTTTTTGCCCTGTCGTGATCGTAGCAATTTTCTGAGATTGTAATAAATGAATAGCGCGTCTTCTCGCGTTATCATCGTTTTCACCAAACAACACTTCAGCTGTTTCTTTCATCGTTAGAAGAGCCTTTGTCATCACGCAAACCCTTTGTAATCGTCATCGTTCTGTATGGTGGTCGCTGGTGGTGCTGATGTATCGACAGTAATCTTTTCACTAATGTGTGATGAGTTATTAAATTTGTTTGTGTACAGCGTCACGCTGCCAGCTTTTGGAAAACTACGAACATCAGGTTTGCCAAACTGATCGACAGCATCTGTGCGCTCATGCAATGTAACAGAGATTTGAAAATCTTTAGATTGGAACTGTCTAAATAATTCCTCGCATTGCTGCTTTTGTTCATCACTCATTAAATCATATTTCCCAGTATTATCGTTCCACGGTGTTTTTAGATTTATCCAAGCGGAAACTCTGTATTCTTTATTGCTATCTAATCCGTTTATAAATTTGTGTGCAGTCTTACTAAAGTGCGCCATTACCTTCTAATCCCATCATTAAGTTGTTCCCAGCGCGTCTTGTGATACGCCATGATTTCTTGAGCTAGGTTGCCGCTGCCTTTTTGAATTGCCTCGAATTCTTGTACAAACTCTTCTGGTATTTTTTTAAGCTGCCAGGTTTGTTTTGCATCTTTTATTTTTTCTTTTATTCGTTCAGCTAATATCTCTAAATCTTTTTGTGATGTTTCAGTGGAACCTTCGTTGCGTTCTGAGCGTACAGCATCATCGTGTTCTTGTTCTTCATCGACTTTTGCAGCTGTTGCGTCATCGTCAGTTTCTTCATCTGGTTCGACACCAGCTAATCCAAGCAAGCCATATCGTTTAGCGTAAGTGGCTGCTGACCCCATGCCTTGCATACCTTTTTTATCAGGCGACAAATAAAATTTACTTTTAAATAAACCGCCAGATGTATGCTCAAAAGCGGTTTCGATAAAATCACCTAAGTCATCTCTGCCAGCACTTTGAATTAGCGCAAAACCATTTTTATTAAGAGCTGGTTTAATGGCATTGATGCATGATTTCAAACTTGCATATCGATTACCGTAATGTGGATTTACTGCATCTTTGTGCGGAGTTTTCATTTGCGATTGTGCTGTTGCTAGCGCAGCTATTGCTTCTTTGTTGCTCATGCTTCTAGCCCCCATGCTTTTTTAGCCTGAATAAGATAGGCTGGTGGTTCTTTCCAATAAATTTGATTGAAGTCAGGATCGCACAAACCAAACAGATCCTCTGTGTCATGCGCTGCCTGGAGAATGTTTTCTGTTGTTTTGTGATGCATTGCAATGTCTCGTATAATTTCTTCGAGAAACGCTGGCTTTAACTCAGGCGCGTTGTGTTCATTAAAAATTTTAAAGTCGTATGCATTTGCGTAAACCAGAAAGGGTGGTTGCCGTCCGTTCAGCGCGTAAAAGCCAGCTGCCTGATAAACATTGTTCATATCAAACATACCACTTAGTGAGTTTGGTAGTGATGCCTTGCGCCATTTTGCTGTTGTTGGATCCTTTGCCGAGTGATGCGGTGTAGACCATTTGGTTTTGAGATCTCCACGGCGTCCATAATCAGGCAATGTGTTGTGGGGTAGGGCGTTGCCAGGCAGTGTGGCTTTATAGTCTGTTTCACCAATAAGCCTGTTATCGCTTTTCATGGCCTCTTGCAGCCCTAGAACAGCGTGTTCGACAACTTTAGCTAGTTCATCAATGTAATGTTCTTTGCGCGCTGTGTCGTTCTCTCTGACAGTGGCATTGTAATCTTTGGGCTGATACTTACGCATATTGTCCTGGGCAACGTGTATGGCCTCGACAAGCGATAGTGTGGTTCCAAACTCATCAGGTATCAAATGGAGATCTGTTGCGTCTTGTACAGCCCTACCAGCTGCCATGTTTGCAGAGCCTCGATTTTTAGTAAATGCATCTAGGATCCCGTGGGCTTTTTCGTGGTGCTGTTCCTCTCTTGGATTGTCTAGCACCTGTTTAGCCCACAATATTTTTGGCCGTACTACAGCTTTTTCAAAGATATTTTTAGCACGATCTTTTGAGCGTGGATTGCTATGATGAAAATAATTATGACGCTTCGCCCAGTCTGGCGTTGTAAATGACATTCGTAAAACCCCCGTACCACCGCGTTGTGCGATAGGTTTTATTACGTTGCCATAGCAGACGTATAACGTCCATAGTTTTTATAAATTATTTTTTACTTGCCAATTTATTGATGTGCATTCCGCACAAATCGGGGCGAAAAACAGCGCTTAAAACTGGCGTTGCCCATTCAAGATCCAGGTCTGTATATGTCTCACCAGTTTTTCCGTTATGCACAGTGTAGAGGTTGTGCGGTTGTGGATAAACAACACCAGCTGTTATTGTAAGCATTTGGTCTTCATGGTCTTCTAACTTACAAGCAAAAGGCTCTTTGCTTTTCACGACTGATATATATTGAAAACAATCTGGATCGACAAACTTATCCACAATCGGATCACGCTTTGTAAATGATACAGCGCCATGCCAATCGTACCACTCACCTTTATATGCATTCGCCGTTTCCCAAAGCCATCCAACATTAGAAACTTGGAATGTTGTTTGAGCATAAACTTCGTACTGTTGAGGCTCATGTAAGCTGCGATGAATACAGCATTCTTCTATTTTACAAGCGCCGATGACGGGAATCGGTTTTGATTCGAACAACACTTCTTGCACAGTTACACCTAAAATTCTGGCGTAGTGTTCTGCGTCAACAATGTTAAGTTTAACTTTGCCACTTTTAGCACGGTGTAAGGTTGCCTGGGTAACGCCTTTAGCAGCCGCTACTTCCGTTACCGTCATACCAGATTTTTTAATGCAGTTATGTAAATTATTAGTCATATTTACCATTGAATCATTTAAACCGTTCATGGTTGTTCTCCTACAAATTGTCGCTTTCCGTCAAGTGCAAACGATTGTGGCTAGAAGTATTAAATTGGCTCTATATCGAACTGCATTGTGCTAGATAGAATTAAGTAACTACGGTTTGACAAAAAAGTCAAACGGAACGATACTTTTATGCATGACACTAGAACAATATCGTACTCAATTAGGATGGACTTACGCGCAACTAGCCAACGCATTAGGTGCGCCACATGCAACTGTGGCGAGGCGTTGGTGCTTACGTCACGGAGATAAGCAAAAGCTAATACCTAGTCAAAAATATATGGATCGCATTATGCTGCAAACGAACAGCGCCGTAATGCCAAATGACTTCTATGTGCGCCATGACTGAGGATCAGTTACAGTATCAAATTGTCACTTACTTAGATGTCAGCTTGCCTAATAACTGCGTGTATCACCACAGCCCTAATGAAGGTAAGAGACACATAAATTACATAAACCGTCTAAAAAAATTAGGTACAAAATACGGATGGCCTGACCTGGAGATCTGTGTACCGAAAGAACATACCACCAGCGGCCATGCTCAAACATTTTACATAGAGTTAAAAACCAAGCGCGGATCCATGAACGCTAACCAAAAACTCAGGCGTGATGAATTGCTTGGTGCTGGGCAGCAGTGGGCGCTGTGCAGATCCGTTGATGAT